GGTGGAATGGGTCGCGTGGAGCTGACGGTTGAGATTGGTGAGCGTGACGATATCGTTGTCCACGAGTTCCAGCGCTCCCACCCCGGCGCGCGCCAGCGCCTCCGCGGCGTAGCCGCCGACGCCGCCGACGCCGAATACCGCCACGCGCGCGGCGGAAAGCCGTTTGACGGCGTTCTCACCGAGCAGCAGACCGGTGCGTTCAAATTGATCCATAGATATCACCCTTTTTGAGTATAGAAAAAAATTGACGGATTGTCAACCTTTGTCAGCCAAGGACAACAAGCTGAGAAGCGACGATTATTACCGTTTATCAGGCGTATCGTCCTTACCAAAGGTCATCCTTTGTGAATTGACACTTGAAAATTAGTTATCCGTGATTTATAATAATAAATAGAAAAAGTATTCCACCAGTATTTCGCCGATAGGAGGAACCGATCATGCGCATCCAGCGTCTGCTCAAAATTTTGCCCGTCGCGGTCTGCGATTCTGTCGCTGTCGCCGTCGCCGCGCTTATGGCGTGGCTGATCCATTATACTAAAATGGATCCGGCGTACGCCGACCTTCAGCTGAGGAGCACGATCAAATTCCTGCCCATCCTTGCCGTCGGTACGGTGGCGATCTTTTATTTTCTGGGTCTGTACGTTTCCCTCTGGCGGTTCGCGGGCGCGCGGGAGGCGATCCGGGTATTCGCCGGCGTGTTCCTCGTTACCGCGTCGTATATCCTGTTCGGTGACGTCTGGCTGAGATTTCACAACGATCCCGTTTTTTACGCGGTATTTTTCTCGGTGGCGCTGGTCCTGATCCTGCTCATCCGCTTTTTCGCGCGGATCCTGTCCTTTATACAACGGGAGGGTCTGCGGTTCAAAAAGACGCACGAGCGCATTATGATCATCGGCGCGGGGGAGGCGGGCAGTATCCTGCTCAGCGGGATCTCGACGTCGGGGCAGTACATGCAAAGTCGCGTGGTCTGTGTGATCGACGACGATAAGACGAAGGTCGGATTTAAGATCGGCGGCGTCAAGATCGTCGGTACGCGGGACGATATCCCCGAAATGGTGGAAAAATATAAGGTGAACACCATCCTGTTCGCCATCCCGAGCTGCCCGAAAGCGGAAATGCAGAAAATTATGAACATCTGCAAAATGACCGGCTGTAAACTCAAAACGCTGCCCGGCGTAAGCGAACTCACCGACGGCTCCAAGATCAATCAGATCCGCGAGGTGAGCGTGGAGGATCTGCTCGGACGGGACGTCATCAAACTGGATCTCGGCGGGATCGGCGAATTTATCGGCGGCAGGAGCGTGCTGGTCACCGGCGCGGGGGGATCCATCGGTTCGGAACTTTGCCGTCAGATCGCCAAGTACAAGCCGTCCACCCTGCTGCTGCTCGATATTTATGAAAATACCACCTACGAGATCCAGCTGGAACTGCAAAAGAAATATCCGTCGCTGGATCTCAGGGTGCATATCGGATCTATCACGGACGAAAGAATGCTGGACAGACTGTTGTCGCAGTATCATCCCGAGATCGTATTCCACGCCGCGGCGCACAAGCATGTCCCGCTGATGGAGGACAGCCCGCGCGAGAGCGTACAGAACAATGTGTTCGGCACGCTGGCGCTCGTCAGGGCGTGCGACCGCTTCAAAGTCAAAAAATTCGTGATGATCTCCACCGACAAGGCGGTCAATCCCACCAACGTGATGGGGGCGACCAAACGGATCTGCGAGCTGATCATCGAGACCTATGACAAGATCTCCGAGACGGAGTTCGTCGCCGTGCGGTTCGGCAACGTGCTGGGCTCCAACGGCAGCGTTATCCCGCTGTTCAAAAAGCAGATCGCCGCCGGCGGCCCCATCACCGTCACGCATAAAGACATCATCCGCTTCTTTATGACCATTCCCGAGGCGGTGTCGCTCGTCCTGCAGGCGGGAGCGCTTGCCAGGGGCGGGGAGATATTCGTGCTGGATATGGGCGAGCCGGTCAAGATCCTCGATCTCGCGGAAAACCTTATCCGGCTCAGCGGTCTGCGGCCGTATGAGGACATCGACATCCAGTTTACCGGACTTCGTCCCGGCGAGAAACTCTATGAGGAACTTCTGATGGACGAGGAAGGGCTGACCGATACCGCGCACGATATGATCCACGTCGGCAAACTGTCCGACATCGATCCCGAGGCGTTTATGGAAAAACTTGAGGAACTTCGCCGCGCCGTCGCGGACGACAGCCGCGACATCCGCGCGGAGATCCGCAAGGTCGCGCCGACCTATCATCCGGCAGAATAATAAGATATGTATATGTAAAAAAAGCCTTCCCGCGCACAGCGCGGGAAGGCTTTTTTGCGCGTTTTCTATTGTTTGGAGCCGTTTCGGGTGAAAATATCGTAACTGTATTTACAGCCCGCGATATACGCTTTACGAACCAAATCGAATATCGCGCCGTTGACTTCCTCAAAAACAGGCTCTTTGTCTGAAAAATTTTCGAAACCTTTTTCAAAAAACATCGTGTAAAGTGTGTCAAAATTTTTCTTTCGCATCTCATCGTTCATCGGCTTTTTCCTTTCTTAATAAAAAAAGTGCGCGGCATAAGGCCACGCACCGAAAAATACATAGCCCTTTTTGCTGCGACACAAGCATCTCCAACCTATCGTGAAGTATGCACAAGGGAGTATGTATTTTTACCGGATGGTAAAAATACATACCTCACAGATAGGTCAAAGGATTTTCACTTATGTCGCAATTTTAGTCTATCACAAACATTCTATAAAGTCAAGTGAAGCGGCGGGGACGTCGCTCCCTACATGATGTTTCCCTGACGGGAAAACGATGTTTCCCTGACGGGAAAATGATGTTGCGGCAAAGCCGCAAATGATGTCAGGCTTCGCCTGAATGATGTTGCCCTTCGGGCAAATTAAGGATAAAACCTGCAAGCTTTGCTTGCAGGTTTTTCTCATAAAAATTGGCACATTTCCCAGCTCCCTTTCGGGGTCCCCGCGATTGCTCTGCAATCGTGGGGGAGAGGAGGAGCCGACCGTCAAGTCCTTGCGACGGTAAGGCATTTTACAAGGGCTTGCAAAAGAAAACGTGTGGAATGACGACGGAACTTTGCGGCAAAAGCGCAAAGTTTCAAGGAATGGAACAAACGTTTTCGGGGCCCCCTCGTCGGGGCAAAAGTCAAAGATATAGAAGCCTCCCTTTCAGTCGGCTTCAAAATATCCGACTTTGCCCCTCCTTTTCCCACCTGTGCAAGCACAGATGGGGCCCTTTCAGTTGGTAGCGAAGCGTGACTTTTTGGGGAAAATGAGCGGCAGCCCGTAAAATATTGCCTTACCGTCCTTGCGACGGTAAGGCATTTTACAAGGGCTTGCCGCGAATATGTCCGGTTTGTCCGTTTTTCCACGGTACAATAGTAACCGAAAGGAGGGGACAGACGTGGTGACGATGAAAAGCACGTTTGAGAAAATGCTTCGGCGAAAGATGGAGCCGCCGGAGGAGATGAACGGGGCGCTGCGGGACGGACGCACCGGGCGTATCAGCGTGCGGGAAGGGATCGTGGCGTCCATCCTCGGCAAGGCGCTGGCCGGGGATCTGGCGGCGGCGTCCTTCGTGCGGGACATCTGCGGCGAGAAAACGCCGCAGGCGGCTAAAAAAGAAAGCGCGCCGCCCGCGCCGACGCTTTCGGTGCGGATCGCGGAAGACGAGGAGCGGGTGTGACGGCAAAAAGCGGAGTTTCGTTCACGACCCCTCAGTCATAGCGTTTTGAAACCGCTATGACAGCTCCCCTTACACAGGGGAGCCAAGAGGACGTAACTGTTTTGTTTCGCTCCGACGCGGGAAAGGCGGTGAGAAAATGGAGCTTGCGTTGACGAGGCGTCAATATGAGTTTGTGAACGCCCGGGCGGACGAGGTGCTGTTCGGCGGGGCGGCGGGCGGCGGCAAAAGTTTCGGTCAGATGGCGGACGCGCTGATCTACGCGCTGCGGTATCCCGGCAGTAAACAACTGCTTTTGCGGCGCACCCTCACCGAACTTGACAAAAGTCTGGTGCGCGTCGCGCTGTCGCTGTACCCGCGGGAGTGGTTCACCTATCAGAAAAGCGAGCACACAGGGCGGTTTTCCAACGGCTCGCTGCTGGATTTCGGGTATCTCGACAAAGAGAGCGACGTTTACAAATACCAGTCCGCCGAGTACGACGTCATCCGTTTTGACGAGCTGACCCATTTCAGCGAGGCGACCTACGTCTATCTCATCTCAAGACTGCGCGGCGTCAGCGACTTTCCGCGCTCGGTGCGCTCCACCACCAACCCCGGCGGCGCGGGGCACGGCTGGGTCAAGGCGCGGTTCATCGACATCGGACCGCCGGACACCGTGTACCGCTTTACGGCGGGCAGCAGGATCTTTCTGCCCTCCCGGATAACGGACAACTGTTTTCTGACGCGCGCCGATCCGGGGTATGTCAAACGGCTGGAAAATCTCTCCGAAAAGGACCGCAAGGCGCTGCTGGACGGCAACTGGGATCTGTTCGAGGGACAGTACTTCACCGAGTGGGACCGCCGGCGGCACGTCATCGAGCCGTTCGACATCCCGCGGGAGTGGAGATGCCGGTTCACGATGGACTACGGACTGGATATGCTGGCGGGATACGTCATCGCGACGGACGGCTTCGGCAACGACTACGTCGCGCGGGAGATCTACGAGGGCAAGGACAACGGCGGGGAAGGGCTGGTCGTCAGCGAGGCGGCGCGGCGCATCCGGGAGATTTGCGAGGGTCTGGACATTTACGCGTATATCGCGCCGCCCGATCTGTGGAGCCGCACCAAGGACAGCGGAAAAAGTCTCGCCGCGCTGTTCGGGGAGGAAGGAGTGCGGCTGACCAAAGCGCCGGGCGGCCGCGTGAGCGGCTGGATGCAGCTCAGGGAGCGGCTCCGCCCGGCGCGGACCGAGGACGGAAGCGTCCGTCCCCGGCTGAGAGTTTTTTCCGGCTGCGTCAACCTCATCCGCACCCTGCCCGCGCTCTGCCACGACCCGGCGCGCCCCGACGACGTCGCGCTCCGCCCGCACGAACTCACCCACGCGGCGGACGCGCTGCGGTATTTCGCCGCCGCCTGTCCGCGCTCCGCGGCGCCGGCTTCCAAACCGCCGCCGCGCTGCGATTTTTCATTTCAAAAACCAAGACCGTATCCGTCGGGATACGGAGAAAGGATCAAGGTGATCTGATGATGCAAACGATCATACCCATCATCACGCTGCTGCTGGGAGCGCTGCTATACCGCGGCGGCAGAAAGGACGGGGAGGCGGGACGCGTGACGCCGCTGCTGCCCCGCCGAAGGTACAAAAACGAAAAAAAGACCGAACGCCTGCTGGAGCAGGTGGAACGGTATGACGGAGGAGGCAGGCAGTGGAAACGGTAACGGAGATCTGGAAAAAATACGAACGCGGCGTGGCAAAGCACCGGGAGACGGCGCTGGACGCCGAGACGGAAAAAGCCTACCGCTTTTATGAGGGCGACCAGTGGTACGGGCTGGAGAGCGGAGAGCCGCTGCCCTGCTACAATTTCATCCGTCCAACCGTCAAATTCAAGGTCGCGAGCGTCGCGATGAACCGGATGAGCATTTCTTTTTCCTGCCGGGACGCGAAATACGGCGCGGCGATCGAGGCGCTCAACCGCCGCGCCGCCGAGTGGTGGGAGAACCTCAAAATGGATACGCTGCTGTGGGACGTTCTGGAAGCGTCCGCCGTGGCGGGGGACGCTTACCTGTACTTCTACGACGCGCGGGGCGGCGTGCAGGCGGTGGACAACACCCGGCTGTTTCTGGGAGATGAGACGACAGGCGATCTTGCCCGCCAGCCCTACCTTATGATCTATGAAAGACGAAGGATCGAGGATGTAAAGCAAATTGCCCTTACACACGGCGCGCCGGAGGAAACGGCGGAGCGTATCCTGCCCGACCGCGACGAGCGCGGGGAAAAGGACGGGAAATGCGGCGTCATCCTCTATATGGAACTGCGGGACGACGGCCTGCATTTCAGCCGTTCGGCGCGGCAGGCCGTCATCCAGCCGGATACCTGTATCCGCGGGATGAAACGGTATCCCGTCGCGGGTCTTATCACCGCGCCGAGACGGGGCAGCGCGAGAGGGCGCGGCGAGGTACTGCCGCTCATCCAAAATCAGATCGAGGTCAATCGCAACCTCGTCAGACGGCTGCTCAACGCCAAGATGACGGCGTTTTCCCGCCTTGTGTACGCCGCCGACAAGATCGACAATCCCGAGGATCTCGGCAAGGTGGGCACCGCCATCGCTGTAGGCGATACGACCATTGAGGACGTGCGGGACGCCGTGGGATACGTGACGCCTTCCCCGATGTCGGGGGACGCCAAGATCATCTCGGACGAGATGCTGTCCGTCAGCCGCGAACTTGCCGGTACCGGCAACGCGGTGACCGGTCAGATCGATCCGTCGCAGACCAGCGGCAGCGCCATTATCGCGGTGCGGGATCAGGCGCAGCTGCCGCTCACCGAGACGACCGCGAGACTGCGCCGGTTCGTGGAGGATATCGCGCTGATATGGCTCGATCTCTGGACCTGCTACGCGCCGCGGGGGTGCTTTGAGGGCATCCCGGCCGACGCGCTGCGCCGTATGCGCCCGAGAGTGCGCATCGACGCGACGGACACCGCGCCGTTTTCCAAATACGCCCGCCAGCAGGCGCTGGAAGGACTTCTGGAAAAAGGACAGATCACCTTTGAGGAGTTCGTCGGGGCGCTGGAGGATGACGGATCGTATCCGAAAGCGAAACTGACGGAGATCCTGCAAAACCGAAAGGGGGAAGTAACAGATGGACAAACTGGTAAACAATGATTTTTCCTGGCACGCCGATCAGCCCGACGTGCCGCAAAAGACGGCGGCGGAGATGAAAGAATTTTTCGACGCGCCGACCCATACGCTGATGGACAAGGTCAACGAGATCATCGACGGCAAGCAGGATACGCTGATCTTTGATGATGAACCGACCGCCGGGAGCGACAAACCGGTCAAAAGCAAGGGGGTCCTGGCGGCGATCGCCGGTCTGTGGACGACGGTGCAGACGGCGCTTGCCGGCAAACAGGATACCCTGGACTATGATCAAACGCCGACGGAAAACAGTACAAAAATGGTCAAGAGCGGCGGGATCTACACGGCGATCGCCGCACTGCAAGCTGAGATCGACGATATCGGCATCAAAGAAATCACATCCGCGGCACAGCTTGCCGCGGCGGAGAACGGCGTCTATTACCACAGGGCGGATGCCTCTCATCCAATCGTTATCGATACTGTCAGTATTACGGGAGAAGCGTTCCTGATCGTTTACAATCAAGGAACGTCGTCTGACGATGGCGACCGCCGGATCCTGATCATTACAAAGTCAACCGTTTATCATGCCGTCATGATGGAGGACAGCGGCGGTCTGCAGGATTGGTCGATCAGCGAAGGACTGACCGGCAAGCAGAATACGCTGACGGCGGGAGATAACATTTCCATCGTCGGGAATGTTATTTCCGCCGCCGCCTCGGGCGGCGGGATGACGGAGATCGAGGATCAGGACGACCTGATCGCGGGGGATAGCGGGCTTTATTGTTTTCCCGGCAGTATGGGTAACGAGTTCGTTATTGGAGATCCGAATGAACCGGAAATGGCAACGACGGAACCGCTTGCTTTTATAAAAAACAAGGATAGTTTCGATCACTGTAATATTTGGATATTTGACCATACAAATATTTATTTTGCCACAGAGGATGCAAACAGGCAATTTCTTACAATTTCCAATACCGTTCCACAGGTCGATCAAACATATATGCCCGGCAGTGAGCGAGCGCAAAGCGGTCGGGCCGTCGCGGCCGCGATCTCCGGAAAGCAGGATAGGATCTCCGCGGGACCCGGGATCGGTATTGACCATAATCAAATATCCGCGCAATTCACATATGACAATAGCGGTGATCTCGATGAACTTTCCGAAGGATTGTACCGATTGGATAATCCCGCTGAATTTACCGGACCGTCTGTTCTTCTGACAGGTGCGGCCGGCGCTACGACGTATTCTTACACGTTCCCTGTTGACGCGGATAACACGATTATTACAGTCGGCATGAAATGTGGGCAGGCGCAGGTCATTTCCTTTACAGACGATGAGATCACGTTTGACGTTACGCTTAATGATCTGGAAGCGTTGTCAGATCATTCCGTTAGGTTAAAGACCGTTATTTCACAAGGCGACAGAGACGGAGATATATTGTTTTTCGTCTCGTATGGTGATGAGAGTTACACCGGGTTTGTTGTAAGCGCGGGCGATCTTTTTTATGGTTACAGACCGTACAATTATGACACCGGTAATTATAACAACTGGGCGTTTCGCAGCATTGTAAGCGCTCCTGATGTCACCATGACGTATAAGTCATATGACGGCTCCGCGACATTGTACAGGCAGGTCCTTATAAATGGCGACGACGGGCAGTATACAGGCGTGACGCCTGCCCGGGCATCGACCGCTCAATATAATTACACATTTTCAGGCTGGTCAACAACGCCGGGAGGCAGCGCGGATCCTGACGCGTTAAAAAACGTAACGGAAAACAGAACTGTATATGCCGCGTTTACGGCGACAGTTAGAACGTATACGGTCACATTCATGAACGGAGAAACGACGCTTCAAACAGTTCAGGATGTTCCATATGGCGGTACGGCCTCCTATACAGGAGTAACACCTGTGAAACAAGGAGTACAAGACCCCGAAAGCTATGAGTTTGTCGGGTGGAACCCGTCACCTGAAGGTATCACGGGAGATACAATTTGCAATGCGAGATTTGTTTATGCCGACACTATAACGGACTCTTGGTCTGAAATTTCAGCTCATTCTTTAGCTGGGGATGCAGAAAATTACTATGCCATAGGGGACTGCAAGGATGTTGATTTGTCTGGGACGGTAGGAACATCGTCCTTAAACGTTACGCTTTTATTATATATTATCGGATTTAATCATAATTCAACATACGAAGGCACTGGTATTACATTCGCTGGATTTAAAACAGGTGCAGTCTCAAGTGCGACAAGTGTTTGTATAGTAGATACAAATTATGGATCTGGCTCCACGGATGGTAGCAAACGGTTTAATGTGAACCACTGGGGTAATGCCAACTATGGTGGATGGGCTGGATGCGATATGCGTTATGACATCCTCGGTAGTACAGACGTTGCGCCGAGCGGATATGGATCAGCAACAACCGCAGGAAGGGTTGGATATGACGCTACTTCTACGTGTGCGACAAGCCCCGTTGCCAATACGCTTATGTCCTGTCTGCCGTCAGACCTGCGTGCGGTGATGAAACCGATAACGAAGTATACTAATAATGCAGGTGGCTCATCAAATATTGAGGCTAATGTCACAGCAAGTGTTGACTACTTGCCATTGTTGGCTGAATACGAGATTTATGGTGTAAGAACATATGCCAATGAGTATGAGCAAACGAAACAAGCTCAATATGCTTACTATATTGACGGCAACAGCAAAGTAAAGTACCAAAATATCAATACAAGTTCTGCTGCCTCCTGGTGGGAGCGGTCTCCATACATTAGCGGTAGTATCTCTTTTTGTAATGTAACCGGGAACGGATCCGATGACTATAATCACTCAGACCGTAGTTATGGCATCACACCGGTATTATTGGTTTAATTATAGGGAATGACGAATAATGAAGTATATAGTACATAAGCATTTTCGGGGACGCGCTATTTGCGGAGAAGTTGATATCCCCATAATGACAGAGTGCGAAAAAACAGAGGGGATGATCACGCTGAATGGAAAAGCAATATGCGCCGCTATCAGTGAAAACGCCCATCGGTATTTCGCGCGCGATGATGACGGCAACGGCATCAAGCGCGGCCGTTTGATACGCCGCATTAAAAATCTGTTAGAAAAAAGAGACGGCGCATACCAAATAAGATGGGACAAGATATGGGCGGACGGTCGCTGTCAGAAATATAAAAGAAAAAGCTTCCCCGACTACTGGTTGTGGAACCACGCGTTCTATAACGCGGACATTGACGACCTCGTCTACATCGCGAAACTCATAGGGGCATAAACGGAAGGAGAATGGTATGATTTATAAAGTTGTTTGCGATCGTATGCTGATCGATCTGATCAAAGATCCCGTATGGGTGATATGGGCGGCCGGCAGGTTTGTGCAGACCGATAAAAACACCGCAAACGGGATCGTCGCGTCCGATGGGAATGAAGTATTCCATTTGGCGGGAACGCCTGAGTTTTCCGGTTACCCGGATGAATACAAGACGGTCACCGTAACGGAGATCAGCATAGACGGCTTGAGGTGACGTGATATGAACTATTTGATCTATCCGACGAAAACCGTGCGGATCACGCAAAACCATCTCGCGGGCAATCACAACGCCCACGCGGCGGGAGAGCCCGCGGACTATCCGTTCGACGAGGCGGGCGCCGACGGCGGGCGGGACTGGTTTTACTGTCCCTGTGATGAGGTAAAGATCACCAGGATCTACGGCGTGGGACAAAGCGGGGTCAATACCGTATGGATGAAAAGCGTAAAGCCTGTGACCATGCCGTGCGGCGCGGGGTACGTCACCATTATGGTGGAGCACCCGGAGGACGACGACCTGTCAAAGATCAAAGTTGGACAAACGTTCCGCCGCGGCGACAAGATGTTCCGCGAGGGCGGCAACGGCGCGGGCGGCGCCGGAACATACGGCAACCATCTGCATATTTCCGCCGCCCTGGGCGATCTCATCGGTAACGGCTGGGCGGAGAACAGCCGCGGCGCGTGGGTACTCCGCGCAAGCGGCAAGGCGCTCAAAGCGGATGAGGCGTTCTTTCTCGACGGGCAGACCGTCATCCGGAGCGCCGGCTATACTTTCAAAAACCTTCCGAAGGAGGAGAAAAAGATGGATAATACACCCAACGCCTACGCCGAACAGGCGGTGAGATGGGCAAGGAAAAACGGGATCATCGTCGGCGGCACCGACGGCGATCTCCGGCTTCACACGCCGGTCACGCGGCAGGATATGCTGGTCTTTCTGCATCGCGCGCGGGGAAAGTGAGGCGGAAAGAGGTGGGAAAACTCAAATATCTTTTCGCGCTGGCGGTCGGCGCCGCCGTCGCGTATTTCGAGCGGTACGCGGCACTGTACGTTTTTGTCTGCGCCGCCATCCTGCTGGATCTTATCACGGGGATGCTGGCGGCGGTCATGGAAGGGGTAGGGCTTTCGTCAGAGATCGCGCGCAAGGGGTTTTTAAAGAAACTCGTACTGCTGGTGGCGGTGGCGTTCGGGACCTTTCTCGACGTGCTGATGCCGTTCGCGGCGGCGAAAGTCGGCATTCACTACGGCGGTCTGATCTTTTCCTCGGTCATCGGCGTGTACATCTGCGTGACCGAGTGCGTCTCGGTGACGGAAAACCTCTACCGCTGTTCCCCGAGGATCCTGCCCGCGCGGGTCGTCAGGCTTTTGAAGGATTTTAAAGAGAAAATGGAAAAAAACGAGGAGGAGAACCATGGATGACTTTAATGTGGTAAACGACACACAGACGCCGGTCGTGGAGGCGTCAGACATCACCGGCGCGGAGCAAAGCGGCTCTACGGAGCAGACGGCGGAGGCCGCGGCCCGCCCTCAAAGCGCCGGGGATAACTCGAAATTTCGCAAACTGCGGCTGGAAAACGAACGGCTGAAAAGCGAAAATGAGAGACTCGCGGCAAGGGAGATCGAAGCCCGTATGCGGCAGGATCTCGCGGACATCCGGGCGCTGGACGAAAGCGTGGAAACGCTGGAGGAGCTTGGAGAGGACTTCGCGGATCTGATCGCCGCGGGGATCAGCGCGCCCGTCGCCTTTGCCGCCGTAAGACAGCTCGAACAGATGACGATGCCGCCCGCGACGGGCGCCGTGACGGCGGCGGAGGGTGCGGAAAAGGAGTTTTACCTTCCGCAGGAAGTGGACGCGCTCTCGCCGGAGCAGCTGGACGATCCCGATATCTGGCGGCGTGTCCGCAAATCAATGACCAAATGGTAAAGTAGATTTACAGAAAGGAACTCATTATGGCTTACACGAATTTCAAAGCAACCGTATGGAGCAAATTCATCCAGAGAGAACTGGAAAAGAAATGCAGGCTCGTCGAGGACTGCTGGAAGCAGTTCGAGGGCGAGGCGAAACAGGGCAAACAGGTCAAGATCCTCGGCGTTGGCTCTCCCACCATCGGGACCTACACCGGATCGAGCATCGGCACTCCCGAAACGGTCAGCGACACCAGCGTGATGCTGGACATCGACCAGGCGAAGTTTTTCAACTTTATGGTGGACGACGTCGACAAGGCGCAGAGCGTGCCGGGACTGATGGAGACGCTGATGAAAGAGGCGACCTCCAAAATGGCGCAGACGAGAGACGCCTACGTCGCCTCCCTCGCGGCGGACGCGACCTATACGAGCGCGTCGCTCGCCATCGAGACGGCGGCGGACGCCAAAGCCGCGCTGGACGCCGCGCTGCTCGCCCTGCGTGAGAAGGACGTCGATCTGGAGGACAACGTCGTCATCAACGTCGCCCCCTTCTTTTATCAACTGCTCAGAGACAACCTCGTCGCGCTCAAGACCGATAATGACGATCTGATCGCGCACGGCATCGTCGGTCTGTACGACAACTGCCGCGTCAAACTCTCCAACAACCTCTATTCCGACGGCACCGACACCTATATGATGGTGCGCACCGACCGCGCCATCGCGTTCGCCGGCGCCATCGACCAGGTGGAGGCGTACCGTCCCGAAACGCTGTTCAGCGACGCGATGAAGGGACTCAACGTCTACGGCGCGAAGATCGTAAGACCCAAAGAACTCTACGTCATCAAAGCGCACAAGGGATAACTCTTGTGGCGTGGCAAAGGGGGTGAGAAGAGATGACGCTCGGGCAGGCAAAAAACATCGTCCGATTTTTGCTGGACGACAAACTGTTTTGTGATTATGAGGACAAACTCGCCGCGTATTTCGATATGGGGCAGAAGCGGATCGCCGCCACCACTGATTTCATCGAAACGGAGATCACCGTCACCGTGGACAGTCCGCGGGACGTCGATCTGACGGAGCGCGTGGAACGTTTTTACAAACTCCGCCGGGTGGAGGGCGGCAGATGGGAACGCCTCAACGCCGCCCGCGTGCGGCTGTTCGAGGGGGAATACCGGCTGATCTGCGCGGTTTTCCCGCACGACATCACGGCGCACACGCGGGACGGGTACCTCTTTGAGATCTCCGAGGCGGCGCAGACCGCTCTGCCGTATTACGTGGCGGCGCAGGTCAGCACCGCGGAGCACGATCTCAGATACTATCAGATCTATCAGGATGAGTTCGCCGGGATCCTCGAAAACGTCGATCAGGCAAACGCCATCGGGCGGCTCCGGCTGCATCCCTTCGAAGGGGTGTCGCTATGAGGATGATCCCGACCGTTCGCCGCGCGCACACCGCGCCCACCGCCTACGCGGTGGGCGGCGGGCTGCACGGCATGATCGCCGAGACCGTGGAGGACGTTTCCCCGCGGATCGCCCGCCGTGCCGAAAATCTCGTCCGCCGCGCGGACGGGGCGCTCACCAAACGCCCGGGACTGCGCTATGACCGGTCGGCAGGCGTTTCCGGGCAGGTGGAATGGGAATACGGTTTCGCGGGCGCGACGCTCGTTCTGTATGTAAATGAAGGAGAATACGCTGTCAGGCATTCGGCGCTCGGCACGCGGCAGATCGGCGCGGCGCCGCCGCTGCGGGTCCGTTTCGGGGAAAAACTGCTGTTGCTCTGCGAGGGGGAATGGCTGATCTTTTCGCCGGACGGCACGGTGATGAGCCTGACGGACGGCGGATATACCGACATCCACAACGACTTTCCCTCTCCGGTGGAATACCGCTGGGAGATCCGTCAGTGTATCCTGACCGTACCGCTGCTTCGCGCGGGGTCGTCGCCGTCGGGCGGGGGAGAACTTGTCGATCCGCCCAATATGCTCTGTCCCCACGTGCGGGAGAGTTTCACCTACTCCGCGCAGGACCGCGACGCGCGCCGCAACCGTTTCGAAATGCTGCTCGTCCCCGTGATGCGGGGGGAGATGCCGGTGGACGGCGAGGGTTCGATCAGCGGGCTTACGCCGGAACAGCGGCAGACCCGCGCGGACACGATGAACGACTCGGCGATGCTGGAAGTGCGCATCACCTCTACCGACGGAGAGGGAAATCCCGTCACCCGCTGGCAGACGGTGTCCTTCACCGCGGCCGATAATTTCAACGGCAGAGCCGTCTGGCTGAACGGCATCCATGAACGCCCGCTGGCTTTTGACGGCGGGGACAATATCCGCATTACCTATTTCCGCGATCTTACGCAGGCGCAGGCGGACTTTTTCAAACTGACGGCGTGCCGCGTCGGGACGCTGTTCGGCGTAAACGGCTTCAAGGATCGCCTGTTTATCAGCGGCAGCGGGGAGGAACCCGGCCGCATACGGTACAGCGGGATGGACGATATGTTTTATTTCGGCACCATCCGCTATATTACCGTCGGCGGCGGCACGCCGGTCCGTCAGCTGGCGGGGCAGGACGTGCGGATGACGGTGTTCGGGGAGGACACCGCCTTCACCGTGACGGGCAGAGCGGAGGAGGAGACCGGGACGGGCTACCGTCCCGACGCGCTGTTCACCGTGCCGGTAAAAGCGGACCGGTCGTCTGCGGCGGGGAGATCGTCTATCTCAGCCGCCGCGGCGTATGCGCCGTCACCGACGGCTCGCCGATCGACGGGAGAAGGGCGGAGATCCGCTCCCGGCGGCTGGACGGCGCGCTGA